ATCCTGAGCACCGTCTGTGTTATCCCGGAGAGCGGCAAAGATGCTGTTTGTGCCATCGTTGGATATCGTCAGGAGCCATTTGATGTGCGGCCATCGGTTGATGTAGGTCAGCATATTGGAAATGGCCACGCCGCTTTCCGTGATGATACCGGTGCGCGATACCTTAAAAGAAAAGAGACCTACCTGTGAGAGGCGGTCTCCATAGGCGGCAAGTGCCTGATACATTCTGGAATTGCCCATGAATGTCCAGACCATGCATTTGCGGCCTTTCAAATAATCATAGCTCACAGGGCATCACCTCCGTCCTGCATTTCCTGAAATTCCACATAGATTCGAGCCGACTTTTTATCCTCGACCGTGATTGGGTGCTTGCTGTCACCGGCAGCTGAGTATTGGAAAAAGCCGTCCTTGGCTGTTGCAGCGCCGTTCTTCAGGCACTCCCTCGTAGAAGCGAAAAGGTCAAATTCATCACCGGCGGCTGCAGCTGCTTTGAAAGTCGCCTTATGGGCACCTTCACCCAGCGCAAGCGAAATACTCCCGGCAGCCATCGTCTGAATCGGATAGACCTTGTAGTCAAGACCGGCAGCCGTGGAACCGAGATTGAAGATGACGCAGGTTGCAGCAGAGCGGACGATGCCGTTATAAAATCTCTTGCCTGCTTTCGCATCATCGCCATCATATTTTTCTAGAAGTTTTTCGGTATTGATGACAAAGCCTGTGACTTTATCGCCTTCCTGCAGCATCAGATCGGTAAACCAGACCGAACCGGTGCAATCTGTGATGGTGGGCTTTACCGTAATGTTTACGACGCGCTTAGCCTGCTTTTTTGTAATTGTCTCTGTAAAGCGTGTAAACTCCGGCATTTATCCATCCTCCGTCCATTGAATTTCTGATACATGTCCTACCCAGCCGGTCGCGATGGAGCCGCCCTGCAGGAGCATATCTGTGATATAGACTGTACCGGTGCAGTCTGTCACGCATACCCGTATGGTGATCTTCGTAACGCGGCCATACTGAGGAGAGATATCCTGTGCCACGTGTGTAAATGAAGCCATAGAAATCCCTCCTTCAGATCAGGTCTATAAATCGTGTTTCCGATGTTCCGTCCTCGTATTCAAATGTCACCTCAATGCCCACCTGTCCATTCGTACCTTTTGAGAGATTCTCGGAGGCAATCTGCGCCGAAAAGGTATAGCACTGCCGGTTGGCGGGCGTGATGGTCTGTGAAAGACTTTTTGTGGTATTCAGCGCACCTTCGCATTTGAAGGAAGCCGTGCCGGATACGCCATTATCTGCATCCACAGCAAATCCGGAGTTTTGCCAGTAGGTAAGGCCGGAATCTGCTCTGGAATTACGCAGGTGATTAAACGGCACCAGATCCTTCATTTCCTGACTGTCTATCAGATCGGTAGACTCCAGCGTATCGGCTGCGCTATCCCAGCGTGAGGAGGAATCGCCCAGCTCCCGGAGGGTAGTGGAAAGCTCCAGCACCGTATTCCAAGGCTCTTGCAGGTTGTATTCCCTACGGACGATTCTGGTCTTTACAGACAGGTTCAGGTCGTCATCCTTCACCATGACCGTATCGCCCAGCTCCCATGTTTCATGTTCATAGCCGGTTAACACCGACAGATCCATCGCCTTTAGTACATAGGAGATACGAGGAGATGCATAGTCCGCCAGACGCATGTTGGCATATTCCAGCATCTGATACGGATTGGTGAAGTTCGAACAATCCAGCGTAGCAATTCGTATTTCGGAAGTATAGGTCGTGTCCTGCACATACTCGTTGCCGCCATTGATCGAGGCAAAGGTCATGCCGTCCTTGCCGTAGGCGTAAAGCTTTGTAATCAGGCTGGTTGTATCAACGACACGCTGAATGGACTTCATATTTTTCTTGTAGCAGAACAGCACGCCGGAATCCTCACCGGAGAAGGTCAGGAGCTTCACGATTCTGTTTGCGTTATCAAAAATCAGGTCGCCGCCGTGAATGTTCTGTACTGCCCGCAGGATCGCCAGCGCGTTTTTCTCAGAACAAGTCCAAGTACGCTTTGTGGAGACATTAACCGTGCCCACATCCCAGTCAGTTCCCTGAAGAGCATAAGCTATCGGCGCATCTGCCGTGTCCGCGTTAAAGGTAATCTCATCCTTTTTCACGGAGTAGGCAAGATCATAGAACGCCGCCTCCGCATAGACCGTGGTGATGGCCTTGCCACTTTCTTCCTTGTCGTCCGTAATCGTGCGGATGCGATAGGTGTCGCTGACAATACGCACGGCCTTTTCGTTATCGATATAGGCGCGTTTGCTGTCCTGAAACGGCAGCTTAAATTCCAGCTCATCCACGCCGTTGATCTCACTGGTCACGATGATGTCATAGGCGTTATCCAGCACAGCTTCCACATTCCCGTCTGAGTCCAGAATGACCGGTCTTGCATAGCCAAGTTTGGTATAGAGCGGCTTTGGATTATTGTACAGACTGATAGATATCAGCGTAGGCGTCCTTGCTGTATTTGTGGTAGAAAGCGTGACGCGATATTTGATGTATTTCTTTGCAGGAGATTCCAGCTCGCCGTTTGCACCGACAGCCTGCCACTCTGTCCACGTTGAGACGGTAGTATTGATGTCGCGGGTGAAAGAACGAGTGTGTGAAAAGTCCAGTAATACTGGGCTTTCCGAGATTTGAGGGCGAAAATCCGGTGTGCTGAAATCGTAAAAATATTGCTTCGTGGGAATAAGTCAAAGCTGGCAGTTTTGAGTGCGACAGAGCGATTTAGATGTCATAGTCTGGCGTGTGGTCAGGTTAGATGTCAGGGGTTCGCGTGTGGTCGATTTAGATGTTTTTTGGATTTGCCGGGGTTGTGTGGTCAGGTTGGATGTAGTCGTGAAATAGGCAGTAATATGCAAACTGCTAAACAAAGAGAAATGTTGTTTTTACAATCTGCGCAGCTATTTAATGTCTACTGAACAAATGCCCGATTTTTCTCAGACATCTGTGGATACCATGAAAGCGCAAAAATAAGTAGCCAACGCAAAAAGGTGCAAAGAACCTTCCTCAGGTTCAGTACCAAAATAGACAGAGCAACCACATGCTCTGTCGTTTCTTGCAGGCGAGCCATAATCAGACCCATGCCACATTTGCGCTTGGCCAAACTGAATTTGCGCTCTACTTCCACACGGTCACAAATATCAACATAATCCTGCTTTTTGTCGATAACTGCGTCTTTTTTCGGTCGTCCCAATGCCGGACCGGAAAGTCGGATTCCGCGTTCCCTGCAATAGTTGAGATTGTCGCGGTTGCGGTAAATCTTGTCTGCCAGCACACCCTGTGGAAAACTTCCGGTGCGGGTTTTGTAGCGTTCAATGACTTCCTGCAAGTAAAACGCTTCGTTGTAGGCATCAAAAGACTGCTTTTCCAGTCTGACGAAGCCATCGGTAACACTGATGTCCAGCTTTGCACCGAATTCTACCGGTGCTTTGGCTTTTCCTCGTACAATCGGTCGCAGATATGGCTGGCTTAAACTCACAATACGGTTTGGAACAGAATGCACTCTGTTGTCGTACATGTATTTCTGCTGTTCATACAAGGTTCGTGTTTGTTGTATAATAAAAATACAGAAAGTTGCAAGTGAAAAATCCATAGTATTGCAATTGGAAAATGCATAGAATTGCAAAAGTCCATTGCAGACATCATCCCAGGAATATATCCTTGTGTTTATGCATGAACACGAGGAGGAAAGGACAATGCTTACAATGGACAAAATAAAGGATATCAGATTTCGGTACTTTGTGAAAGGAGAAAAGATTGGGCAAATATCAAAATCACTTAAAATAGACTGGAGGACAGTACGAAAATATGTTGACATGAATGATTTCAATGAACCTGCTCCCAGGCTGGCAGAAGAACGACGTTTTTGCCCAAAACTGGATCCGTACAAGGCAACGATAGACAGATGGCTGGAAGAGGACAAGCAGGCACCACGTAAACAACGGCATACTGCCACAAGGGTGTTTCACCGCCTCAGGGAGGAACATCCAGGCTTTGATTGCTCCTACAGAACGGTAGCCGCCTACTATGCCGCAAAGCATAAGGAAATCTTCAGCAGTGCCAGAGATGGTTTTTTACCCCTTGAGCATAGCCCGGGGGAGGCACAGGTGGATTTTGGAGCGGCTGATTTTTATGAGAATGGCAGACGGGTATCCGGAAAATATCTGGAGGTATCCTTCCCCCAAAGCAATAAGGGCTACATGCAGATGTTCCATGGAGAGAACATGGAATGCCTTTTGGAAGGGATGGATGCGATCTCCCGGCATATCGGAGTGGTACCCGGAGAGATGTGGTTTGATAACACCAAAACAATCGTCACCAAAATAATCCGGGGCGGCGGACGAAAAACCACCGAACGGTTTGAGCGGTTTCGTGAACATTATCGGTTCCAGGCTGTATTTGCAAATCCCGGTGAAGGGCATGAAAAGGGGAATGTGGAAAACAAGGTTGGTTACCAAAGGCGCAACTTTCTGGTCCCCATACCACATTTTCTTTCCCTGTCTGATTTTAACAAACAACTTCTGGATAAATGTGAAGAAGATGCTGACAGAGAACATTATCGTTACAATGAAACCATTGAGGAAAGATTTGCCGAAGATCTGAAGCATTGCCACCCCCTTCCGGAAGTCAAATTTGATTTAAGCAGGAAGGAAAGCATACGAACCAATAATTGGGGGAAGTTCTATCTGAACAAAGGGATGCATGAATACTCTGTATCCCCCAGGTATGCAAATATGACAGTTCAGTTGATGCTTACCTCCTCGCAGGTGATCGTGATGGATGAGAATTATCGTGAAATCGTAAGACATCGCCGCATGTACGGAGACAGCAAGCAGCAGAGCATGGACTGGCTTCCATATCTGAAGCAGCTTTCCATACGTCCCCGGGCGTTGAAGTATACCGGCATCTATGACATGATGCCTGCTGAAATGAAACAGTTTCTCGAAGGCTGCTCCAACACAGAAACAGGAAAGGTCCTCAGGGTTTTGGCAGAGCTTACAGACAGAACCGGCTTCGACAGCGCATTGTGTACGGTGAATCAGGCACTGACCTATGGTACATCCAATGCAGACAGCCTAAAAAGCCTTTACCGGCGTCTCTACGCAGATGTACCGGAACTTCCAGCGATGCCACCTGGTTCGAAAATACCGGATATCGGTCAGATGCCGGCCGATCTTGTTCCTTATGATGAATTGCTGAAGCAAAGGGGGTTATCCGATGTATGAACAGGAGATCATAGATTGCTGTAAAAAGCTGAGGCTAAGCCATAACCTGGCGGAAATGGCTCAAACAGCAAAAGGGGAATCCCATCAGGAATACTTGTATCAATTGCTGTCCGCGGAACTGAAGAACCGTGCCCAGGGCCGGGTAACCGCCCTGATGAACGGGGCAGGCTTCTACAGCATCAAAACATTCGATGAATTCCGTTTTGATGAAATTACCCTCCCTTCTGACCTTACACCGGAAAGCCTGAAGTCTCTGAACTTTATCAGACAAAAGAAAAACATTATCATGTATGGCAGAACAGGGACCGGCAAAACCATGCTTTCCATTGCACTTGGGGTATCTGCCTGTCAAAAGGGAATCCCTGTTAAGTTCTACCGCACGGCAGCCCTGATCAACCAGCTGTCAGAAGCCAAAAATGTAGGCACCCTCGGTGTTCTTCTAAAAAAGCTGAAGAAAGCATCCGTGATCATTCTTGATGAATTTGGATATGTCCCGTATGATCGTGTCGGAGCTCAGCTGCTGTTTGATTTTCTGTCAGAAATCCATGAGCAGAAATCCGTCATACTGAATACCAATCTGGAGTTCTCACGATGGGTCAATGTACTTTATGATGAACAGATGACTGCAGCCCTTGTAGGCAGACTCATGCATCATTGCCATCTTCTGCTGTTCCCGGGAGAGAATAACCGGCTCAGGGAATCCAGCATCAACGACCTTTATCAAACAATATCCTCATAGCATCGGCAGTATCCGTTTTTAGCAGAGGCCCTGAGGGAAGACATCACGGGATTGGCAGCAAGGCCAGGTTGGTGGTCTGCCATGCTATACTGGAACCCAGGAGGGGAATGGCTGCTTGCTGTATCAGTTTTCCCTTCCGCCCCTCGGTGTCCAATTCAAAGCATGGCAGATGTGGATAAGTCAAGAGGAAAAGCTGCAGCGGCTCTTGACTTATCACAAACCAACCTCTGGTATATCTACACACGTCGCATCCAGGGAGGTGATGAAACATGGCAGGATCCAAAGAATTGTGTATTCTGATAAAAAAGATCAACTGCAATCGATTTATTGTTAATCGCCAGGAATATGACTTCTTCCAGCTGTTAAATTGGTTTACTGATTTGATCTCTAGTTAACATATTATGGGACATCGTTCTGCAATGGATAGCACAATAAATTCCTTATTATTACTATTTTTAACTTGCAACTCTATGGAAAATGTAGTTGCAATACTATGGAAAAATTACTTGCAACTTTTTGCAAAAAGTGCTTGCAAAAAACAAAGGTTCGGACGGTTTGGAGTCTCTTCTGATGTTTTTCAGCAAGGATTCTTCCACTTGCCAGCATTTGATCAATTACTTTCAAGTTCCGTTTCAGATAGCCCAGTTGCTGTTTAACGGATTTTCGGATTTGTTTTCCGGTTCTTTTTCTGCTGCGGGCAAATTTCAGATAGTTTTTGTGGGCTCCTTTGCGGTAGGTGCGAGGCCTTTTACCTTGTGCAGGGTCATGCATTTCATCTATCATTTCTTCTGTGTTTTCACGGGCTTTATTGAGCAGTTCTGTGTCTTGCGGATACTTTATTTGAGAGGGAGCACAGGTGGCATCGACAATTAACGTTCCACTGTTTGAGGGCGGTTCCGGCTTGTCATGACTGTCTTTGTCATCATCATGGCATTCTGATTCCTTTTTCTCCTGTGCTTTTTGAATAATCAGTTCATTGATTTCTCCCAGAATTTCTGGCGTCAGGCGTTTACGAAAGTAGACCATCAGGGATGAATCAAACGGACGTGCGTCAACATATTCTGAAAATCCGCAGAAGAATTGCAGATATGGAGTTTCCTGTATTTGAAGCACAGTTTCTTCATCCGAAAAACTATATTCCGCCTGAATTATGCAGGAGCCAAGAGCAAGCCGCAGCGGTTTTGCCACATTGCCTTTTTTGTTTTTGAAAAGCTCTGCATACCGATGTTCAATTTCATCCCACGGA